CTCATCAATATTTTGACGGAAATTCCAACGGACGTTTTAAAGACCGCCCTCGATATGGAAGAACGTTCTCACGTGGAGTTAGAGGACAACTATATTTTCGTGGTTATCAACATTCCTGCGATTCGCGGTAATGATATGTACGATACGGTGCCGCTCGGTATCTTTTTGACGCCTGACTTCTTCATTACTGTATGTCTTGAAGAATCCGAGGTGTTGTATCCGTTCATTTCAAACCAACTGTCTACATTCTATACATATAAAAAGACGCGGTTCTTGTTCCAAATCTTGTACCGTACAGCCACATTGTTCTTACGTTATTTGCAACAAATTAATCGCCGTACCGACGATATTGAAGTTCAGTTGCGTCATACAACGAAGAATAAAGACTTCTTCCAACTATTGGAATTACAGAAATCCATGACATACTTTACCTCTGCGTTGCGTACGAATGGAACTGTTATGGAACGCCTATTGCGCTTGCGTGGTCACAGCACTTATAGACATTTGCTCAAGATGTACGAAGAGGATGAAGATTTACTAGAGGACGTTATCATCGAGAATAAACAGGCCATCGAGATGGTTGAAATGTATTCCAATATCTTGATGAACATGATGAACGCCTTCACATCTATCATCTCTAACAACCTCAACATGGTTATGAAAATGTTGGCGGCCCTTACGATTACTTTGGCGGTGCCCACAATCATATTCAGTCTGTGGGGAACGAATGTGGCGTTGCCGTTCCAGGATGATCCGAATGGATTCTACGAAGTAGTAGGTATTTCCGTGGTGTGTTCCATCATTGCTATCATAGGCATGTGGAAAAAAGACCTATTCTAGCATATATGACAAATAACTAAAAGATTAGGGCAATACTAAATGTTAAATACAAATGAAAAAGCTGGCTGCAAGTCGGCTTTTTTGCTTGCTTATGTATTATATTATTGCTTCTTTACGTATTACGTTATTGCTTATTATTAGGTCAATTTGATATAATAGTACCGTTATGGAGAGGTGTCCGAGTGGTTTAAGGAGCTGGTCTTGAAAACCAGTGACTCCGCAAGGGGCCGTGGGTTCGAATCCCACCCTCTCCGCCACCAATACATATAACTATCACAGATTATAACGAATTGTAACAAACTATAACAAACATAGTAAAAATAAGGGCTTACAATGGTGTTGTAAGATTACAATTATAACGAATTGTAACGGATTATAACAAAGTTTTGCCACCATTTTGCCCCCAAAAGAATAAAATAATTTGCCCCCATTGCATGCAGTATGTAATGGGGGCATTTTTCTATTTATGACTAATAGCAGATCCAATTTTATTAATAGCGTTATTCAATTCTGATTTCATTTCATCAGTAACATGTGTGTACACTGCTAATGTAGTACGTGGTTCATTATGGCCAACACGTTCCATGATTGCTTTTAATGGTACATTAGCCTCTGCTAGAAATGAAATATGTGTATGTCTAAATGTATGTGAACTGATTGGTTTATGAAAATCAACTTTCTTTAATATTTTATTTACAAAATGTACATCAAATGGATAACCACCATCTGTTACAAAGATGTAATCAGTTTTTGCAAAACGAGGTTTCCATAATTGTTTTGATTTATTCATTGTAATAAAATGATTAATTATTTGTTTAGCTCTAGCATCTAAGGATACTTTTCTAATTGAATAGATATTTTTAGGCGATGATCTAATGGCTTCGCTTTTTAAACTACCATAAGAAGATAAAGAGGCATTTACATCAATTTCTGATTTTTTATCATCATAATCTTGAACACGCAACGCTACCATTTCACCAAAGCGTAAACCTGTTAAGGATTGAAATTCACACAAGAGAGCAATAGTTGGATTGATAGCATATAATTTATTAAGTAATAATTTTAGTTCTTTTTGTGTTAAGAATTTATCTCGTTGCCGTTGCACTTTTTCTACATTCAGTAGAGGTTTTTGAAGTTCTAGATTATCGAAAAAAGAAATATCATGGATAAACTCCATACGACGAGCATATTTGAATGCTTGGCGAAGTAAACTAAAGATAGCTTTCGTATAGGAGTAAGAGCGATTTAAAGAAATAGAATCCAAAGCGTTTTGCAATATATATGTGTTTATATTTCCTATAAGGATATCTGCGGGTATAATTTCTAAAATCTTATTTTTATAGATTCTGTAATTGCGTTGAGTCGCTGGCTTCCTAAATGATTGTCTAGACTCAAGATATTTGGTAAGCAATGTATCTAAAGTCATTTCCATAGCGGTATTAGTATTAGTTGCCTTATTAATTAATGTTTGCAATTCATTCTGTGCGGCCTTATGAGCTTGTCTGGTATTTGTGGTATATGTAACAGATACACGCTTTACTTTGCCACTATATGGGCAAATATACCTTTCAAAAAATCTATAACGAGTTTGGCCATCTTTTGTAGTTCGTGTTTCAACCCACATAAAAAAATACCTCCTAGGCTAAAAATGGTATAGTAAATAAGCCTAAGAGGTATGGTATAATAAAAGAAGTTAAGGTGGTATACCTCTTAGGTGTATCATAGCCCCTTATTCTGTTAGCGCAGAGTAGGGGGATTTTTATTTGTATGATTTTAAATAAAATAATTTATTTTGTGCATCTTCCAAGCTAGTAACACCAAGTTGTTTCATTACATATGGTGTAATTATTGGCATAGGATGCGTAGAAATTACAGTTTTAAAAACTTCATTAAAATAAGAATCACAAGTTCTGAAATAATCAAATGCTGGTAAGAATGGCTTTAATAAACAAAGACATGTAAATAAATTACCAATAGAAGAGTTTTGAAAAGAGAATGTAGTTTCAAAATCAGAGATGATTTTAATAGATGATTTTAATGCTGGATAGGTTTGCTGAAAAAAATTCGCTCCATGTGCACAATCATTACGAACATTATTGAGGTAGATTAATGTGCTACGTAATTCAGATGGTGTTAAATTAAAAACATTAGAGATATTCTGTTGTATTTTCAATACTTCAAACATTTTTCTCATTTCACCAAAGGTAAGTTTATTAATGAATACCCAAATAGGAATATGTCCATGTTTAGTCTGATAGTGTTTGAAAGGAGGATATTTAGTGTTATCTGTTAGGATTTTAGTAAAATGTTTTATAAGATCATTACATTGAGGCTTATTAGAGTTATTTTTCAATGAACGATTATAATTTGAAGAATCTAAATAAGGCTCAACGTAATTTGTTAAAGATGTTGAATCAAAAGGGCCATATTTTTGTGCAAATGAGTGTGCAATAGTAGTTTTTATTTTTTGTTCTGCAATAAAGATTGGGGAGTATAAGAGCGATTTAATAATAGTATCTATTTCGTGTAGGCTCATAAGTTTAAAAAAATCCATATCTTTATCGTAAGTATCATTGTGTACGAATGGTTTATTGTAGAGGTTAATAATGTTGTAGTAGCCATATGATTGTAGTAAAGTTTTGGCATATGGAATGGGATTACTTGAAATAGATATACACCCATTACTATCTACAAGTTCTGAGTTAGTAAGTGAAGTATCCGTTATGACAGGCAAAAGACCTCTATCTTGTAAAATTTTAATTTGTTCGTCATAATCTTTAAATGGTTTCATAGCAACAAAAAAAAGCTGCGTACATTTCTGTACACAGCTTTTTCAGGTTGCGACTTATTTCTAAGTCTCCCCAGATTCCGTATACAGAGTGTACCATGAAATAAGCTTTTTGACAAGCCTCCTAACAATAATTTACACACTATAAAACATGATGATAGAAATCAATTTCTTCAAGTAGTTCATCGGTAAGGGTTTTACGTCTTACCATATGTTCTATTAGATTAACATGATGATCAATATGAAAATCATCATTAATAATATGCAATAACTCGTGCTTTATTTCGTTACGCATATCTTCAATAGACATATTTTTACGAATATAAATATTGTGTACACCTTCATCTTCCCCAGTTGATGAAATAGCTTTTACATTTGGAATATCACACTCAATAATATTAATAATCAAACTAACAACCCCTAATAGTATTATTTTTTATTTCTAGATTTGATAAATTCTATATAGTTTACCGCTTCTTGCATTTCCTCTTTAGAGATACCACGTGATGCGGAAAACAACAAACGCATTTCTGGACGAGTACGAAGCATTTCCGCATATTCTGCAGCTTCCGCATCTAAATAATAATCTTCTGTTTGCTTAGAAAGAGTAGAAGTAGATCCTTGATGCGGCTCTTGCCACCCCATTAAATATGCTGGCGTAGTGTTTAATGCTTTTGCTAAAGGCTCAAGTACATCAATTGGCATATTTTCAATATCACCATTTTCATATCTATATATAGTGGCTCTATTTTTATTTAACAATTTAGCTAGTGCATCTGCAGTATATCCTAGCTCTAATCTGCGTTGCTTAATACGTTCTCCAATTCTCATGTGATAACCTCACTTTCTCTTTTGTTTACATAATACAATACAATTCGCAAAAATGCAACAAATATTTTTAAATAATTCATAAAATCGCATAAAATGCGAAAAATATTGTTGACATGCATTTTTTAATAGGGTAATATCTAGATAAAGGAAGTCGCATATAAGCGACAAGCAGGAGGAAAGGGGGGATGGAAATGGTAAATATTAGAAAATTAAAAGCCAAATTAGTGGAAAAAGATATTTCTATTATTGAGTTGGCTAACATCCTTGGTATTGATAAATCAACAGTTTATAGAAAACTCAATAAGTCTGGAGAGAATTTTACTGTAAAAGATGTTGAAAAAATTGCTAAGGCATTATCTCTAACATATGATGATATTAATCATATTTTTTTTACCAATATAGTCGCATGATATGCGACTTAAAAGCAAATAAAAAAGAGTGTTCCACCAAGCAGAACACTCTAAATAGTTAATCAAGAAAGGAACTATGAAATGAATACTTCAGATTTTGCATTAATTATTTCAGCAATGGCATTAGGAATAGCTATAGCTAAATTAATTCTACAATAGCATAGAGTTATTTAAATATAGAAATTATGACTGCTATAAATGAAAGAAATAAAGCCACATTAGAACGACATGTGGCATGCTTATCTATCTTACGTTGTTCTAACACTGCTTCATAATATGATCTTCCACTTGGAGTTATCTCATAAACATTATTAGGATGAATACTTTCAGAGTCATCATGTAAGCCGTCAGTATTCGTAATAAAGTTTAGGTTTAGTAAATAAGATAATTCAAGAGCCATATTATAAGCAGATAAACCAGTAATACCGCTTAATTGTTGTGGGGACAAATTTTGCTTATAAAACTGTCCTAAATAAGAAAAGCTTTTTTTATCTAAAAGATATAAGTCCATATGCTCACCTCCTTTTAAGATGAGTATAACATGAATGATAAAAATTGAAAGAGGTGAAATCAAATGAAAGATTTAAGACAACCAATGAATGATTGGGAATTACGGGTAGTTAAAGATTTATATCAAGATCCAACTGTAATGGAAGTAGTTGCTTTATTAAAACAAAAAGAAGGACTTACATATGCAGGAGCAAATGAAATTCTTCTCAATGTTTCCACTGTATTAGAGTATGAAGCTACTTATCTTTCAAAGTTACCGTTGCAGGTAGAACAGTAAGAGGTTCATTGAGCTCTATAGGTTAGATAAAGCGATAGGAGTATTTAGTAGAGGGAATACAAATGAAAGAAATCAAAATTGCAGGAAAGTTAGAGTGTAATTTCAATACTCAATTAAAGCGACATATGGATAATGTGGGAAGTAAGTTAAATGATCTAGTAGATGCAATTAAGTTAGCAAGAAAAGACGGATACAACATAAAAGTAGATATTAGTCATTTAGAAAAGGAAGCGCTGGTAAATATTGAAACAAATAAAACAAAAGAATATTTAGTAAGAATTAGAGTAGATAAAACTGAATTAGATGAAGCAATCAAGAAACTAAAGAAGCTGAATAAGTTAGCAAAAAAATACGAACAACCAAAACCGATTTTTAATATAAATAGTGGGTTAAGTGAAAGTAGTGTATTGAAAATATTTAAAGTTATTGAAGAGGGAATGAAAGAAAAAGAAAAGATGAATTAGAAGGGAAAATATAAATGCTAACAATTCAAATAGAAGGGCCTATGAAGATAATGATTGAAAATAAATTCATGGACGCTTATGAGCGAGCATCTAATGCTAAGCGAGAACTAGAGCTTGCACTTGTAGAGTTAGAAGAATTAGGAATGAAAATTGATGTAGTTTATTTATCTAATAAAGAAAGGTAAGGAGTAGTAATGGAAAGTGTTCAAAGTATCCACCCAAAATATGTGCCTATTAGCGTCCTAGCCCAGATATGGGGGCGCAGCAAAATGTATATCTATAGAAGAATAGATATGATCCGCCGTGAAGGTAGATTTAGTGAAATATGTATGCAACTAGGACCACAACAAACGCTGGTACATGTAGAAAAATTTGAAGCATGGATGAAAGGGCAGCATATGAAGTGGCTAAAGGGGGCATAGAAGATGAACATTATAAATCTAATTACAACTGTGCAATGGTGCTTAGGGGTATTGGGATTAGGACTATATTGCGGAATTGAACAAGCAGAAGGCTGGCAAATATTAATTAATGTAGTTCTTACACTAACAACTGGCATCACAATTTGGATGTTAAACAGAGTTAAGGAGGTGATAAGTTATGATGCTCAAAAAAGAAAAAGCAATGGATCTACTAATAAGATATTTAAAGTTCACTAAAGAAGAAGCTGAAATATTGAAAGAGTCTATTACAAGCATAACTGTAAATAACAAAGCTACTAGCATGGACTTTACAATATTGGCTAATGGATGCGCCATATTCTTGAAGCGTAAAGCAGGTAGTTATGAAATGCGAATTACAGGGAAAGGCCCAATTAAGGAATATACATTCTATCTAGCTGAAAGAACAAGAGGGATATTGCTTGATGCGGTGTGTAATGAGTAAACATTGCAGTCATTGCAGTATATGTGATGAGTGCAATAAAAAAGGCCATGCCTACATTCATTGTAGACAGGCCAAAGGAATAATCTGCATGGAACATTGCGATGCATGTCAATATTTAGAAATAGTACAAGGGGACATGCATTGCAAGTATCCAAGGCAAAAAGAAAAGGCCACTAATTAAAGCAGCCAATTCATGTACGTAAATTACGTAACTAACCTAATGTAATTATATCATACATGGAGCGATAAAGATAGGAAATGCCTGTTATAGAGGTATTTCTTAATTAACTAGATATAACATATTAACAAATCGACCATGAGGATACATTACGATGAGGAAACGCAGAAAAGTCATATCTAAAAACATGATAGAGGTACTTGATTATCACACATCAAGAACCTATAGAAAGAATGGCAAGCGTGTAAAAAAGAAAAGCATCACACCAGAAGCTATGAAAAAGCAAAATGAAAAACAAGCAGAAGCAATGCTGCGTATGTTGATTGATAATAACTTCACTACAAATGATTGTTACATCACACTCACATATAAAGAACAGCCTGCTACATGGGAAGATGCAAAGAAAGATATTCAGAATTTTATAAGAAGGCTAAAGAGAAGATATAAAAAACTGGATAAAGAATTGAAATACATTTACATAGCGGAGGGAAAAACAAGAATACATTTCCACATGATCATCAATAATGCAGAACTATATTCAGATGAAATTAATGAACTTTGGCCACATGGGATGCATAAGTTGATGTTGTATCAAGGAAGAGCAGAAGATGCGGTGAGATTAGCAAGTTACTTTGTGAAAGAAAAAAGAAGTGCTTGCTATTCAGATAAAGAAGATGCATTTAAACGTAGATGGAATAGTAGCAAGAATTTAGAAAAACCTAAAGTGAAAACGGAGATTTTAAAGCCAAGCGAATGGAGAGATTATATCCAACCGCCAAAAGGTTATTATGTAGAAACAGATAGTGTAGTTGAGTCTGTATCAGAAGAGGGTTATCCTTACAGATTTTACAGACTAATAAGAATTGAGGAGGGGAAACATGGCACTACTAGGAATAGGCATTGTAATAGGAACGATACTAGGCATATCAATAATTGCACTATGTGTAATTAGTAAAGAATGTGAGAAATGGGAGGAAAAAGTAAATGATAAACGTAAATGAGGTATTTTTAAGCGGAAACGTAGTAGCAGATGCAGAACTACGATATACAAAAACAGGAAAGCCAGTACTCACATTTAGAATGGCAACCAATAAATATGTGAATGAGCAACAGAGTACACAATATCACAACATTGTATGTTGGGTTGATGCGGAATTATACAGTGGTTTACGCAAAGGCGATTTTGTAGCAGTAAATGGTGAGTTAAGAACTAGATCATATGACAAAGACGGAAGCAAACGATATATCACAGAGATTATAGTGAAAAATCTTACATACGGCCTTAAACAAAATGAAAGCGCTGCAAGTAACTTTGATAATGGGTTTGCAGACAATGATGAAAATATTCCATTCTAGGAGGAAATAAAATGAGAAGAGGTAGACCAAGAAAGATATGTAGTCATTCATTTGGACCAGCTAAAAGCGGTGCATTATGGGTAAAAACATCATGACCTAAAGGAAAAACATCAATAAAAGTATTCAAAGGCAAAACAGCAGGCACATTATATTGGCTAAAAAAAGAAGAATGTGAAGATTGCCCTGCATATAGTCCGACAAAGATTTATGCAAAATAGGAGACAGCATGAAACCATTAATATATAAAGGCCTGCGGAAGAACGTAAATAGGACAGAGTGGGTAAGTAGTGATGAAATAAAGCAAAGCTACTCACAAATTAGGTTACTAGCAGTAGAAAATGATACATATGCATGGATACCAATTGAGGATGGAACGCTTTGCAGGGGAAGTGAAGCGAAAGATACAACAGGACAAAGAATATACGAAAAGGACCATATAGAGTTTGATTGTAAATCAGTACAAGATATACCAATGGTAGGGGAAGTATATTATAGCGTTGATAAATACCAATGGAGATGCAAGGCAATTAATCAGCAGAACACACCACAACATGATGCGGTATTAGATTTTGACTTAGCATTTGTATTGAATAATGGAAAAGTTAAAGTGATAGGCAATAGATTAGAGGGATATGAGCATGAATGATAGATATAGAAATGTGTGCAAGGCACATGATCATATCGTAAAGTGCAGAACAAAGGAAGGGAAAAGAATATTCATACCACATTGGGGATATATGATAATTCCTTCTGATAAATTACTAGTTGCAAGAATAAAAAGAAATGCTTACAAGGTGAATAGAAAATTTAATCAATGGGCAAGGAGTTATTATGAAAACGCCATGCAGGGAGTGCAAGTTTAGAGAAGTAGGGTGTCACAGTAAATGCGAAAGTTATATTCAATGGAGAGCGCAGCTAGATAAATATAACGAGCAAAAGAACATACAGAATGATGCGAGCAAATACATTAGAGATAATGTAAGTACTATTAGACACAGAATGAGAAAGCTAAAAGGATATAGCTGTACTGTAAGGGATTAAGAGAACGCAAATGAAGGATAAAAAGATTTTAGATGCATGCTGTGGTTCAAGAATGTTCTGGTTTAACAAAGATAATAAAAATACTGTTTACATGGATAATAGGACGGAGGAAACAACGCTTTGTGACGGTAGAAAATTATTTGTTAAACCAGACATAATGGCAGATTTTAGGAAGATGCCATATAAAAACGAAACATTTCACCTTGTTATATTTGATCCACCACATTTATTAAGAGCTGGCGAAGAGTCATATTTGAAATTGAAGTATGGACGATTAGGGGCAGACTGGAAAGAGGACATAAAGAAAGGCTTAGCAGAATGTTGGAGGGTGCTTAAAACAAATGGAACAATGATATTCAAATGGAACGAAGAACAAATAACATTACCACAGGTAAAAACGCTATTACCTTGTGAGCCAATTATTGGGCAACGAAGAGGGAAAACAATATGGTTAGTGTTTTTTAAACAATAAGGAGAAGCAATTCTTAGAAATGTTCAAAGAAGTTTATAAGAAAGGAAAATAAAAATGGAAATACTAAGTGTTGCATTTGGAGAAAGAAAGAAAATTAAATATGAAAAAGCAAATAGTACTGGGGTTACTGAAACATATCAACTAATTACAAAGGATGAATTTAGGCCAGAGATATTAGATGCATATGTAAAGGCAAGGATTGTAGTAATTGATACATTTAAGGCTTTCAAATTTATTAGAGAAGAATGGTTAAAGATTAAATCAATTAACTTTAGGTGGCATAAAGAAATGCCAAGGGTAATTGTAGCAGCAAGATATGTACTAGAGATTACAAATAAAAAAGGTGATGAATGTACAATAAGTACTTCATGGTTACCAATAGCAGAGGAAACACAAGAGAAGCTAATTCCATTAGTAGAAGAAATCGAAATGTTTGTACGTGGAACAAGAGCACAGGGGAAACTGTGGGAAGAAGAATTAGAAGATGATGCGGTTGAAGGAGAAACATTCCATATCAATGATCTAGTACAAGAAGGAGAAGTAGATGATTAAAGACCAATTAATTTATGTAGCGCATCCATTTGGAGGTAATAAAGAAAATAAATCCTCTATAGATACAATTATGAAAAATCTAGTAATGCTAGATAAGAACAATACATACTTATCACCTCTTCATAATTTTAGTATGGTGTACTTTGAGGATGAGTATGCAAAAGGTTTGAAGATATGTTTGGACATGTTAAATAAATGTGATGCATTGGTATTATGTGGTGACTGGGAAACATCAAAAGGATGCATTGGAGAATGGTCCTTTGCAATAGCTAAAGGAATGCCAGTATATACATGGGAAGAATGGACCGATAAATTAAAAGAACAGGGGAACCAGTACAGATGACAGGAAGGGAATATTTAAATCAGATACGTGATACTGATTTGAATATTAGGAGTAAGGAGAGAGAAATATTTAGAATAAGACAAGACATTATGAGTTTACAAGCGATTGATTATAGCAAGGATAAAGTAAGTGGAGGTCAACCGATAACTATTGCAGATAAAGTAGCTAATCTTGATGCAGTTACAGATGAGCTTATGAAAGAATGGAGTACATATCTGCAAGAGCGAGAACGAGCAAGGTTTATGATTAATCAAATTCGTAGTACAAAACAAAGAGCAGTATTAATAGAGAGGTACATTAATGGATGTACATGGGAAAAGGTTGCAGAACTAATAGATTGTTCAAGGCAGAATATTCATAACTTACATAAAAGAGCAATTAAAAATTTTGAGGAAATTTATAAAAAGGTTGCTATTATTTGACACTCAATATATGAGATACTGTATGTGGGCATGGATGAAGAGAACACTTTCAACAAGCCTCCTAGAAAAACTACACGCTATTAAGGACTACATCATACTTAGATCGCACAACACAGTATGATGCGGTCCTTTTTAGTTTATAAGGGGTATTCGATGAAGCATAAAAGAATTACATCCAAGAAAACGATACAAGAAGTTCGCAAGCCATATTGTGAAATATGTGGACAAAGAACGAATATAGAACCACATCATATTAATACACGTGGTAGTGGCGGCGGAGATATTAAGGAAAACTTAATACAACTCTGTACACAATGCCATATCAATACACACAGTGGACAATATCCAACTAAAGACGATTGCTTAAATAAAGTAGCAGAGCGTGAAGGTATTACATATGATGAAGCATATGTAATTAATCGTAGAGCAATGGGATATGATGTATGACTAGAATATGTTGTAAGAGGTGATGCAATGCTAAAAGCATGTAGCTATTGTGGAAGAATACATGAAGGAGAATGTCCACATAAACCAAAGCGCAACTACAAGCAGGAGCATGCAAATGCATCTGATAGCAGAAGGAAAGAACGGAAGTTCAGAAGCAGTGTTGAATGGCAAGACTGCAGAAGAAATATATTAGATCGTGATAAACATTTATGTAGATTATGCTTGCACGAAGATAATTATATTAGTGTAGGGCAACGCTTAGATGTGCATCACATTGAACCATTACACGAAGCATGGAAGAAGCGTACTGATGAAAAGAACTTGATTACATTATGTAAGATGCATCACTACAAAGCGGACCATGGAGAATATAAGAGGGAGTACTTAAAAAAAATAATTAGCACCCCCCCTACCATAAAATAAATTTTTTGCGAAAAAGTCCAAGACCGTACTGCTCACCACAATTTACACAATTTTCCCTAATGGGACATGCGTGCGCACGTGAATATATATTTATTTATATAGGGACTATACAAGGCAGCGGTAAAACACAGGAAAGGAGGTGGACACATGAGAAAAGCTGTATCTGCAAGGGTTACCAAGAAGCACTTAACAAAGGCTGAAAAAGAAAAACGTATTGCTGTAGAAAATGCGTTTATTGATGATGCGGAAATAGAACCGCCAAGCTATCTAACTAAGACACAATTAGAAGCATTTCACTTTATTGTTGATGCATTAAGGCAAGCGAAGGTATTAAGCAGATTAGATACACAAACAATCATTCAAGCGAGCGTGGCTATTGATATGTTGCACACTGCAAATAAGCGTGTGGCCAAAAGGCCAACACTTGCAATTGATAGAGAATTTGTAGCGACACAAGAGAAACTGGTGAGGACATATTTAAAGTTATGTGATGAATTGTGTCTATCTCCACAATCTAGGGCGAAGCTTGGAGTACTTGTAGCTAATCAAAAAGAAGAGGAACAAGATCCATTGCTCAATGTACTGCAAGGGGGTGTATTGAGTGGATAAAATGCATCCTGCATATAAGTACGCAATGGATGTTGCAAAAGGGACTATCAATGCACCAAAGTATGTAAAGTTACAGGTGAAAGAGTTCTTAAATATTGCAAACAATAAGGATAGACAGTACATTATTGATGATAATAAGGTACGGACTATTGGAGAATTGCTGAAATTATTAATAATGCCTAAAGGATTAAAGGCGAATATCACAGTATATGATGCTATGGCTGGGTTTCAATGGTTCTTCATTATTGCAATATTATGTACAGTTGAACGCAATAATAAAGAGAAAAGACGATATGAAAACGCAATACTTGAGATATGCAGAAAGAATGGCAAGACATTTATAATTGCTATTCTTTTTATTTTGCTATTTTTCATGGAACCGAAGTTTTCTAAATTCTATTCTGTAGCGCCAGACGGTTCATTATCACGTGAAATCAAAACTGCTATTGAAGAAATATTGCGTAGTAGTCCTGCTATGCTTGGCAAGATGAACGGCAAGGAAAAGTTCAAAATGTTGCGTGATTATATTCATTGCAACATAACAGAGAATAGATACATACCTCTTAATTACTCAACAGGGCGGTTAGATGGTAAGTTGCCTAGCGTATTCTTAGTAGATGAAACAGGTGCATTGCCTAATACCTACGCTATTGAGGCTATGCGGTCAGGGCAATTGACTATCTTGAATAAGCTAGGTTTCATCATTTCAACTAAATATCCTACACTTAACAATCCCTTTGAAGATGAAGTGGACTATGCGAAGCGTGTATTGAATGATGCGGTAGATGATGATAAGGTATTCGCCTTGTTATATGAACCAGATGATACAAAAGGATGGGCAACCAATGATGAAGTGCTAGAACAAAGCAACCCACTAGCAATTGAAGTAACAGAAATCATGGAAGATTTGAAAGCCAAAAGGCAAGTTGCTATTGAGATTGAAAGTAAGCGTGAAAACTTTATCACGAAACACTGCAATATCATATATAGCGGTGCTGGTAGTGAAAGCTTTGTAAATGTTGCTGACTTACAAAAGGGAGCGGTTGATCATATCGACTGGAATGGCCGTGAAGTATTCCTAGGGGTAGACTTAGCCATGACAACAGATAACTGTGCAGTATCAATGGTGGCCTATGACGAGGATGAAGGGCGAGTATTATTACAATCCGTTGCTTTTATTCCAGAAGATCGGATAGATGAGAAATCTAAACTTGAACGCATTCCGTATCGTGATTTTATCAATGCAGGTAACTGTATACCATGTGGCAATCGTACAGTAGATTATGGAGCAATAGAACGCTACATAATGGAGATTGAAAACAAGTATGGAGTTACAGTCATGGGGATTGGCTACGATAGATATAATGCACTGTCAACTGCACAAAAATTAGAAGATACTGGATATACCATGGTTGAAATTAAGCAACATTCTAGTGTGTTACATCCTGCTACTAAATGGGTAGCAGAATTAGTAGCGGAAGGCAATTTGTTGTATGACAAAAGCAATAAATTACTAGAAATAAACTTTGAAAACTCACGATGTGTATACGATACCAATATGAACCGCTATGTGAATAAGAAAAAATCACGAGGCAAGGTAGATATGGTAGTAGCTGGCATCAATGCGATGTACCTATTGCATCAAAATTACATGTTAAATAGTGCCCTTGATTGGGTAGTACAGATATAGAAAGGGGGTGAAACTTATTGAGTTGGGTTAAAAATCTGTTTGGAACAGAAACACGAGCCGATGAAAATGCATTTATTGATACTGCAGATGAGGTAGATTTAACACTTCCTAGCTATGATGCAACCACAACAGTTACACGGCAACAGGCTTTATCAGTACCAGCCGTAGCAAGTGCATTGTTTCTTATATCTGGTATCATTGCTGGTATTCCCATTCGCTTGTATAAACGAGATGAGAATACCATAACAGAAATTATGGATGATGAACGTACAAAGCTATTGAACATTGAAACAAATTCAATACTAGGTGCGTTTGAAACAAAACAAGCTATGATTAATGATCTAATCCTAGAGGGCTCTTGCTATTGTTACATAGGCAAGAATGGAAATGATGCGGAATCATTACAGTATCTACCTAAAAATAGGGTAAGCGTACTAGATAATGGCAAGCTAATTGACAGAGTAGTGTATTACTTAGTCGATGGTTACTACTATGATAACTTCAATATAATGCGTGCGGTGCGAAACTCTAAAGATGGTGTGCGTGGCCGTGGTCTTTTGGATGATAACGCAATGCATATATCCAGTATGTACAACGCTTTGGTGTATGAAAATGGAGTAATTAGCAAGGGTGTGCGCAAAGGATTCCTAAAATCTGAGGGCCGTTTGACTGTAAAAGCCTTAGAGGCACTCAAAAAAGCATGGCGATATATGACATCTAAGCTAGGTCAGAGTGATGTAATCGTGCTTAATAAGGGCATTACATTTGAAAATGCAGATAGTACTGCCGTAGAAAATCAGCTAAATGAAAGTAAACAAACAAATGCGGACTTAATTTATAAATTGTTTGGCTTTACAGATAAAACATTTACAGATGAAAAAGCATTTAATATTTTTGTTAAAACCACAATTATGCCAATCGTAAATTGCTTTATTCAAGCTATTAATAGAGCGATGTTACTTGAAACAGAGAAAGGCAACTTGTATTTTAGCCTTGATATGAATGATTTACTTAAAGCTGATATGCTCACACGCTTTAATGCTTATAAGACTGCATTGGATAGCAACTGGATTAACATTGATGAAATTCGTCAACGTGAAGAGCTATCACCAATGGGCATTGATTTTGTAAGCATGAACCTTGGGAATGTATTCTATTATCCACAAACGAAAAAAGTGTATACACCAAATACGGGGGTGCTTGGTGATTTAATTACACTAAAAACAACGAAAGGGGGTGAGAATATTGAAAATTGAGGTACGTAATGGTGCAGCAACAATTGAAGGATATGTGAACGTTACAGAACGATTGAGTAAGCCAATCCGTGATGTAAGAGGTCAATTCCTTGAAAAAGTAGCTACTGGAGCTTTTAATTCGGCACTTCAACGCAATGATAATGTAGAATTGCGGTTTAATCACCGCCGTAAACTGGGAGAACAACAAGACGGTTCACTAGAATTGCGTGAAGATAACATTGGATTATATGCGAAAGCAGTTGTATCTGATGCGGAAGTAGTCAAATTAGCGGAAGAAAGAAAGCTAAAAGGCTGGTCTTTTGGCTTTAGAAAACTAGAAGATAGCTGGGATAAACAGGAAAATATGCCTGAAATTCGCACATTGAAAGCAATTGATATAAGCGAAGTAAGTATTTTAAGCGTTACACCAGCATATATCGCAACATCAATTAGCATGCGTGCTGATGAGGGAGAAGATTTACTAGAATGTAGATCTAATGAAACCGCAACAGGTGTATTAGAATATGATATTGAAGAACGTAAGGCAGATGATGAAAAAAAGCCTAACAATCAAAAATATCATGACATTTTAACTAAACTTAATGCATAGCATCCACCATATGTGGGTGCTTTTTTAATGAAAAGAGGATAGCATGAACTTAAAAAAACTTATTGAAAAACGCAATTCTTTGGTTGAAGAAATGAACAACCTTGTAAAAGTGGCAGATGAAGAAACACGTGCCCTTAATGAAGAAGAAACAACAAAATTCGAAGGTCTACGCAAAGAAGTAGCGGACATTGATAACACATTGAAACTTGCACAAGAAGAACGTAAATTGATGTCCGTAGGTTCTGAAGATGAAACATCTGATGCGGTAGATACAAAAGTAACTGCACAAGCAGAAGAACGTGCATTTGCTAATTTCTTGCGTACAGGTGAAACATCTTTTTCTGATGTAGAAACACGTTCTGATGTTAACCTTTCTAAAGGTGATAATGGTGTAGTTATTCCTTCTACAATCGCAAGCCGTATCATTTCTACGGTAAAAAACATCGCACCAATCATTCAAAATTCTGATTTCTACGATGTAAAGGGTGAGTTGATTTTCGCCGTTGAAGATGAATCTACATCTAAAACTACTTGTGCATACGTTAGTGAATTCCAAGAACTTGAATCCACAAGCGGTAAATTTAAACAAGTTACATTGAAAGGTAATGTAGTAGGTGTATTAACTAAAGTTTCTAAATCTTTAATCAATAATACAGGCTTTGATATTGTAAATTATGTTGTAACTAAAGTAGCAGAATCTATTGTTGAATTCTTAGAAAACGAAATGCTTAATGGCACATCTAAAATCGAAGGTCTTTTGAATGCTACAAAGGCGGTAACGGCTGGTGCAGCATCCGCTATTACTGCAGATGATTTGATTGATTTACAATTTACAGTACCTCAAAAGTATCGTGGTAATGGTGTATTCATTATGAATCCAGATACTTTCAAAGCATGTGCAAAATTGAAAGATAATGAAGGAAATTATATCTTGAATAAAGATTTAACAAATGAATTTGGCTACACATTGTTAGGCCGTCCTGTATATGAATCTGACAATATGCCTAAGATTGCAACAGGCAATAAAGTAGCTGTATTTGCAGACCTTATGGGTTATGCTACAAAAATTTGTGGTGAAAATGCTGAAATTCAAACATTAACTGAAAGATTCTATACTCAATATGCAGTTGGTGTTGCTGGATACATTGAAATGGATGGCAAAATCCTAGACCAACAACGTATTGCAGTATTGAAAATGGCTTAATAGGAGGTAAATTCCTATGAAATATAAGGTATTAGTAAGTTTTAGTGGGGCAGTATCTGCCTCACGAAACAGCATTATTGAGATTTCTGATGCGGAGATTGCAAATGATTTAATGGATGCTGGATATATTGAAGAAGTAAATGAAACCAAAAAGGGGAAAAAGACGGATAAAGACGAGGAATAGTCTATGAAAGTTAGTGAACTGACAATAGAAATTGTAGCTAACTATATCCGCGTAGAAGTAACTACTGCAAGTAAGCCTATTCTTGATATGGTGCTACCTGCTGCAGTTGAATATTGTGCTACATACACAGGCTTATCAAAAAAAGCACTAGATGAATATGATGATATGGCAATGGCAGTAATGGCATTATGTGGAGAGTTTTATGACAATCGAACATATACCGCAGTAGAAAATGCAATTATTAATCCTACTACGCAAGCTATATTGGATAAATACTCTATGAATTTAATGGAGGGGTACCAATATGTACAGAAAGGGTAGACTAAGCACTCTTCTACAACATGAAGCAGAAATTCATGCTAATAGGAAATCTAATACAATGAATGAACTAGGACAGTATCCAATAGTTGATACTGTTCTAGGCAACATGTTTTGTGGAGTAATTCCACAAACAGGTGGATTGTTAAGCGGTAGAACGGCTGACACTACACTAGCTAGAACCACACATAAGATTATCTGTAGATACAGAAATGATATTGAGCCAGATATGTGGCTAATTATTGATGGGCAAAAATATAATATTTTATATGTCATGGATCCGTATTTAAACAAAGAACGGTTAGAAATATTTACAGAGGTAGTAACCTGATGAATATTGATGTTGAAACGGAAGGCCTAAGCGAATTTACGGAAGAATTATTGGAATTAGCAAATAAAGACTTCCCAAAGGATACAAAAAACTTCTTGCAACGTGCTGGGAATAAGCTAAAAGCTAATGCCAGAAACAACTATAAAAGAGGTACTACGCAAGGTACAAAGAACCTTGTAAAAGGGTTAAAACGTGATAGAGCATATAAATATGGCAAGGATGAGTGGCAAGTGCGTGTTAAGAATACCGCACCGCATGCATGGTTAGTTGAACATGGACATGTAATGCTAGGGCATAAATCACAAGGGAAACCTAAACTTGTAGTAGGAAATACAGGGGAAGCATTTGTAAGGGGCAAAAATATTATGGGCAAAACGGCCAAGGCCTTTCCTTCTGAATATCAATCTATGGCAGAAGAATTTATAGATAAAATGCTAGATGAAAAGGGGTTAGGTTAGTAGTGGTTACAGCAGTAGACATTGTTAAAGCGCTAACAGTAAAATGCAGGGAGCTACTGGGATGTGATGTTAATGATAGGGATATATCAGAGGGATTTGATAGACCTTCATTTTTCATTGAAGTAGTAGATTTTAAAAATGAGGATATAGGGACTATTCTTAGAGGGGACACTTTAAATATCTACATTTATTATTTCAATGAGAAACGTGAAATAGGATACCTAAATTTATTGAAAGCACGTGAAAGCTTGCGTGAATTATTAGCCAATCCTATAGAAGTAGTTGAAGGATATAGCATTACAGCAGATGAAATAGTAGAAACTATTAATAAAGCAGATATGTCCTATATTACTAACTTTGATATTACAATTTATCAAAACAGACCAGAAGAAGAAAAACCATACATGGAAGAGTTGGCAGTCAATGGACAATTACAAAAGTCCACAGAAGATATATAGCATCCACAATTGTGGGTGCTTTTTTGTTAAGCAGAAAGAGGTAAAACATGGCAATTGGCTTACCAAATATTGATATTGTCTTTATTCAAAAGGCAGTGTCTGCAGTGCTTCGTTCTGAACGTGGCACAGCAGTGATCATTGTTAAAGATGATAAACAAACAACAGCAGGCTATGATGTTTTTAAGTTTGAAGCGGATATTACTGATAAAAAATATAATGCTGAAACTATTAAATTGTTAAAGCGCTGTTTCTATACAAATGTAAATAAAGTAGTTGTATTACATGTACCAACAAAAACAACTGCATTTACAGATGTAAAACCAATCTTAGATAGAATTAAATATAACTGGGCATGCACTCCTGTAGCAGAATGGCAAACAGATTTAGTATCTTACACTAAAAGCCGCAATGTTATTTCTAAAGGGCGCAAAGTTAAATGCGTAGTAGCAAATGTTACAGTTGCTGATGATAAGCATGTGGTAAATATGAAAGGTCAATATGTACATGAAGCTGATGCAGAAGCTGGTACAAATATAAAAATGACTGATTATTTACCACGTATCACTTCCATTTTGGCTAACTTGCCAATGAATAGAAGTATCACATACTACGAATTGGAAGATTTAGATTACGTAGATAATTCCTATATCACATCTGAAAAAGATGCTAACAAATGGACTGATGAAGGCTGGTTGTTACTCATCAATGATGATGAAGATAACGTGGTTCGTGTAGGACGTGGTGTAAATACATTAACTACATTCACATCTACTGAAACAGAAGATATGCGTAAGATTATAATTGTAGAGTCCATGGACTTAATCATGGAAGATTTGTACTCTACATTTAAAAAGTACTATGTAGGCAAGTATAAAAACCACTTAGATAACCAATACTTGTTTATCTCTTCTGTAAATTCTTATTTCAAATCCTTAACTAAAGTAGTTAATGGTGAAATCTTAGATCCAGAGTATGACAATCATGCATTCGTGGATGTAGAAAATCAAAGACAAGCATGGTTAAGTGTTGGCAAAACAGAAGCAGAGGATTGGGATGAAGCAAAGGTAAAAGAAATGTCATTCAAATCTACTGTATTCGTTGCTGCTAAAGTCAAAATCTTGGATGCTATGGAAGATTTATCTTTCCAAATTACAATGGAATAAGGGGGTAAAGTATGGCAAGTAAAGACATTCATAATCAAATCTTGCGTGGTCAATTCGGTAAGGTATGGATTGACGGCGAATTATACGCAAACGTAAAATCTTTTGAAGCTAAAATCTCCCTTAAATATGAAGCGGTAGATATCAATGGTGAAATGGGTGTACATCAACGCTTAGTTGGTTTTGAGGGTGCTGGTACGCTAGTACTTCACAAAATCGATAGCCGTGTTGCTCAAAAGATTGCTGGCAAAATCAAAAATGGCAGTGTACCAGATATCAAAATCGTATCTAAATTAACAGACCCAGATGTAAATGGTGCTGAACGCATTGAGTTAACTGGTGTTACTTTGGATGAATTAACACATGGTTTTGAAAATAAAAAGGTACAAGAAGAAAGCTATCCTTTCAAATTTGCTGATTACAACTACTTAGATTTAATTCTTTAATATGTGGGCGGTGCTTAATGCATCGCCTTTCCTTTTAATGTGAGGTGGATAAAATATGGCTAAATTACAACTTGAAGATTTGCTTAACCGTAATATGCAAGAGGGTTTTCAATCTAAAGATGTATATGTAAAAAGTTTAGGGGGCGAGTTAACTGTAATTCATCAACCATTACCAACAGTATTGCGTATTATGGACGATATCAAGCAAGATGCAACGCTATCAACTATAATGGACGCAATGGTACAGCTCATTTATGCGTGTGTTCCTTTGTTTAAGAATAAAGAATTACAAGCGAAATATGAATGTGCAGAGCCTACAGATGTAGTGTATAAAGTCTTAAATGATAGCATGGAAGATATTACCGCATTGGGTGAAGCTATCTTGGGGATGTATGGTATCGCAAATCCTGTTGAAGATGTAAAAAAGCAATAAGGGCGGACAGGGAACTAACAATGTTCCGCTATTATATGCAGAAAGGCCATACATTATCCTCGTTACTTGCATTAGATCCATTAGAACGCACATTCTATTGTGCGTGCTTCGAATTGGATATGGAAGATTTAGAAAGGGGCAATAATGGCTAAAAGTATTAACGTATTACTTAGTCTTAAGGACCAATTTACTGCACCCATGAAAAAGGCTGGAGATAGTGCCAAAGATACCGAACGTAAGATGGTAGCCATGAAGAATAAATTAAGTAATTTCGGTAGCGGAATTAATAATAAATTCTTGGGTATTGCTGGCAGCATCAGTAAGATGGGGTTGGCAATGTCAGGCTTGGGTGCGTTCGCTAGTGTTGGTGCTATCGTTGACTATGGTAAAAAGGCACTAGAAACGGCAAAAAGTGCTGAACTATCTCAAACATTATTGCGTAATAGCTTGGCAAATAACAATTCACTATATGATAAATCTGCTGAGTCGCTAGATGCTGCACAAAAGCAATTAAACGATTATGCTGCTAAATGGGGAAAGGTAGGGGTTATCTCTACTGGTACTATTCGTGCTGGATATCAAGAGTTGAACAAATGGAATGTTCCTGTAGATAAGGTAGATGGATTATCGGAAGCCTTAACTAACCTTGTAGCTGGTAAGTTTGGTATCAATGCTACGGCAGAAGATGCACAAATAGCATCACAAGCAATCGGTAGAGCGTTCAATGGTGATGTAGCTGGCTTAAACAAAATGAAGATACCTTTAACAGAAGCACAAAAGGAAATTATCAAGAATGGTACAGAAGCAGAACGCTTGGCTACTATTAATGAAATCGTTAATGGTACATTCTCTAAACAGAATGAAATACTAGCTAATACACCAGATGGGCAACTAAAACGAATGAAGAACCAACAGGCAGCACTTATGGCTACGATTGGTAAGGGTTTATTGCCTATGCAAAAAGCCTTTATTGATATGGTTAGCACTATCATGCCTATAGTCGCACCAGTTATTCAAGATATATTTGGACTGTTTAGCGGTGCATTTACATGGATAGCACAGATAATTACTGAAAATAAAGACACCATTGCAACAAATCTAACAGAGGGTATGAACGTAGTTAAAAGCGTTTTATCTACTGTTGGTGATGCTGTTAAATGGTGTACTGAAAATCTTGGGTTCTTGTTACCTGTTCTTAAAGTGGTTGTGGCTGGGTTCGTAGCATTCAATGTAATATCTAGCATCCTACCTATATTGATGTCTATATTTAGTGGTTTTATGACTGTTGTTAAGGTTGTAAGAGTATTGAATATGCTAATGATTGCAAATCCTATGGTGTTTGCATTATATGCCGTGATAGCTGCTATTGCGTTATTGATCTATAACTGGGATACAGTAAAAGAGGTAGCAATAGGTGTATGGGATGCTATTTCGAGTTATGCAAGCGAATTATGGAACTCCTTGGTAAGTGGATGTACAGAGTTTGTGGAAGGTGTTATAGAGGTTGTTACACCTATCTATAACCGATTTATGGAAGTATTTAGTCCTATTCTTGACGGTGTTAAGCAGATTTTTAGCGGTATTATTGATTTCATTGTAGGTGTATTCACAGGAAACTGGGATATGGCATTTAGTGGATTGGTACAAATCTTCACAGGATATTTTAGTGTAATCAAGTCTGTGGCAGAAGGAGTACTTGGCTGGGTACAAGATAAGCTACAATGGGCAGGCGAGAAAATAGATGCCATTAAAGAAGGTGGAGCATGGCTATATAACAATACTGTAGGACGAGTTACAGCAGGAAATAATGCAACTGGCACAGAGTATTGGAAAGGTGGCGCAACATACGTTAATGAAAATCAACGTGGCGAGATTATCAATTTACCTAATGGCTCACAGGTAATACCACATGATGAAAGCATGCGTCAATTAGCCAATAATAGAGGAAATGTTACTGTTAATGTAACCGTACAAGGGAATGTAATTGGCAATGAAGAGTTTATGGATGCATGCGGTAATCACATAAGCAATAAAATAATGTTAGCAATGGGTAATATGTAGGAGGTGTGAAATGGGTTTTCAAGATAATGCTAAGCAAGTAATGACACAACGATTACATGCAAAGCAAGCAGAATTACAAAAACTTGCAGTAACACGTGCTACAAGATTTGCTGATAAAATATCACATGGTTTAGTAGGTAAAATTTTAGATTACGCTGAACGAAAACCAACAACAGATATTGTATTTCATTCTGAATTAACAGATGAATATATTACATTACCAGTGGTTCCAAATCCATTACCAACAATAAACGAGCCACAAACAAATGAAACATTTGCAGGATTAAGAGGAGATATTAAGTTAATTGGGCCATTAGGCTTACGGTCACTTACACTTGATAATATCCTTTTACCTGTGAATAAAGACTACTCATTTATTCGTGGCAATGGAACAGACGGATTACAAGTGTTGCAATTCTTCCAAGCACAAAGACAGATGAAGGCAGTGATGCGGATATGTATTATCCAATCAGACGGAAACGAACTATTAAATATGCCATGTGTAGTGAATGATCTATCATATTCTTATGACAAAGTAGGAGATATTAAAGCTTCTATAGGGATTGAAGAATATGTTTACACTAACACATCTACTACTACTCAATCTGCAACAGGCGGAGAGAATAAGGCAACAGAAACAAAGACCACTGATAGTAAGGCGGTTAAGAAATGAAGCTACAATACACCAATACTACAAAAGGAAAAGACGGTAAAGATGTAACAGAAACACGTGAAATTACTGCCTATACAAATAACTATCAACGGTCAGACGGAATTGACACGCTAGGGCAAGAATTTACATTTGATTTAGTTGATAATCCATTTGATTTCAATATGATGAACCAAAGACTAGCAATTGGTGGGAAAATTGAATTTTCAAATCAAGTTAGTAACAATAATAAAAGTGCTACTATGACACTTAATGAAGAGCCAAAGGAAGAAATTGTATTCCAAGGAATAATAGTAGCAGAGAAACAGAGTGGCACAAACAAATATACATATACATGCTTTGATTATTGCTTCTATCTGAACAAGTCAGAAATAGAAATTCAGTTCAATGGGGTTAGTGGACTAGATGCAATTAAAGTGGTATGCAGTGAGAATAATGTCCCATTAGGAAATGTAGCTGATATAAAGACGAAGATAAAGAAAATATATCAAGGGCAACCTGTATCAGATGTAATAAAGGACATTATTAAGCAAGCAACAGAAGAAACAGGCTATAAATACAGATTGGAATATAGAGAGGGAAAAGTCCACGTAGAAGATTATAAGGAATTGGTATTGGATAAGGTAATTACTCAACCAATAAATAACTATTCACGTGATCTATCTATGGAGGATATGAGAAACTCCGTTCTAGTTATTTCAAGCAAAGAAAAAAGTAAGTCTGTTAAATCGACAATTCAAGATGATGAAAGCATTAAGAAGTATGGATTAATTAAGAAAATTGTTAAAGTTGATGATAAGAAATCGGCACAAACAGCGCAAATTGCTAAAAAAACAATTCAAGAAAGCAATAAGATTAAAGAAAATTTAAACTTAACGCTATTAGGTGATGATGCGGTGCGCAGTGGCAGGATTATTATTATTGATGATTACACGGTTGATATTCATGATAAATTCTTAGTAACTAACTGCAAACATAATTATGGGGTTAATCACACAATGACATTAGATTTAAAGCGAGTACAAGCAGAACCTGATACAAGTAGTTATACACAAGCAACAACTACAGTAGCCAGTAGTAATGGCGCAGGTGGGGCAGATGCTAAGCAAGTGGATGCTGGTATGCAAGCTATGAATGGTTATGAAAGTGTATATAGAGATAATGGATGTGTAGATGTAGTAGTAAATACAGGCTCATACTACAATCCATTTCTAAAACAACAAGCAGACATTGGTGTGGCCAATGTTGATACACTTGTAGGAAATGCACAAAATGCAGGGTATAAAGTTGAAGCCTTTAATGGATATGCTAATAAAGGGGATATTTTAGTATATGGCAACAATGATCATGTAGTTATTTCAGACGGTGCAGGCGGTGCATTTGGGAATAGTAGCAGTGCAGGTCATGCAATGTTCTACTCCGATGCAAATTATGCGTGGCATAATAATGAAGCACCAACTAAAGTAATAAGGATGTCTTAGGAGGTGAAATAATGGAAGAGTGGCAAGGTCAAATTGCTGCCGCTTTGAAAGAACGCAACAACCCAGTGAGGATTGGGGCCGTTCTTGGTGAAGTAGTAAGTACATCACCTTGGAAAGTAGCAATTAAAGACGGTAAATTTATGATTGATGCTTCAAATGGGTATGTCTGTTTTCAATTAATTCACCACATTACAACATATTCTTATAGGCATAGTGGGAAAATGACACATAAAGGATGCCCTGCAGGACCAAAAACAGATTATGAAGCACAAGGGGAAGGAAAAATAGTATTGAATGAACTATGGAAAACAGGGGATAAAGTGCTAGTCATACCAGATGAAAATGAACAGCACTTTTTCATTGTTGATATAGTCAAGGAAGGTGTATGATGTTTCCCACAGACTATAACTTTACAAATTCAATTCAATCAACAGCAACCGCCACTAATGCGCAGAAGAAAGTAGGAAGGTCATTTAAGTTTGACTATAAGACACACCGCTTTGTATTTGAGGACGGTAAGAATGTTGAGGACACACAAATAGAAGCTATAAAGCAATGGATTGAGTTATTTATAAGAACAGAGATGAAGAAATACTTAATCTATAGTGATAGCTTTGGATTAGACTTAACTAAACTATTAGGATACCGATTGCCAAGGGCATATAAAGTATCTGAAATTAAAAGAAGAATTACAGAAGGCATCATGAATAAAGTACCTTGCGTGGTAGTTGTCAAAGATTGGCAATTCAATGCAGGTATTTTTTATTTTACAGTGGTGACAAATACAGGTGAGGAGGTGAAGATAGAACATGAGTTCCAATTATAGTGTTGATAGCATCCATAATACGATGCTTGAAAACATTGACGATGCGTATCAGAAAACAGAAGGCTTTCCTACGTATGACATAACAAGAGGTGAAGCATTTGCACTCCTTGAACTGTGGAAGAAAGCGGAAGAAATCGAACGCAAACAGAATGTGGATAACCTAGTAGGTGATGAACTAACTAGGGTAGTATTCCAACGCAAAGGAACGCAACGCAAATTGGCTACTAAGGCAGTATGTAACCTACGTATTGTAGATGGTAACGGCACTATCCATGAGGGTGATTTGTTTGAAAGCGAAAGCGGTATTCAGTATGAGTCGCTAGAAAACAAGGATGTGGTGAATAACTCTATTGTCAAAATCAGATGTACTAAAGCTGGTGCAGTTGGTAATGTTCCTAAAGGAAGCATCACACAAATGCCCATTACATTGGCTGGCATCAACGCAGTAATAAATGATGATGCGGCCAAAGGTGGCGAGGATGAAGAAGCAGACGATGATTTGCGTGAAAGATACTATGAGGAACTTCGTGAGCCAGCTACGAGTGGCAATGATTACCACTATAAGCAATGGGCAAAAGAGGTTGAAGGTGTAGGCGAAGCAAATGTAATAGGGTTATGGAATGGCAACAATACTGTTAAAGTTATCATAATTAACTCTGACAGAAAGGCTGCTAGTACTGATTTAGTGAAGCGTGTACAAGATTACATAGACCCAGATAGCAAAGGTATAGGCGATGGACAAGCACCAATAGGGGCACATTGTACTGTAGTTAGTGCTACGGAATTGCCTATTAACATTGATGTTAGAGGGGTACAACATACTACATCTGCCACTAAATCTACTATTGTAAATGACATTACCGAAGCAGTAACTGCATACCTAAAAAAAATTGCGTTTAAGCAGCTTTATGTATCGGTGGCACAAATTAGCAATATCATTATTGATAGTACGGGGGTAACGGATTATGAAAGCGTTACAGTTAATGGACAAGTAAGTAAGATTAATCTTACAAAAGAACAAGTTGCCGTATTGGGTACAGTTAGCGTGACACTAAATGACTAAGGCAGATTATAAAGAATATGCACTAAAGGTTATCAATAAAATATACCGCAATGATCCGTGGGTACGTGAACTATATCAAGCTGCAGGATTACAATTACAAGATATTGATGAGTTGCTAGATGTACTATTGGATAATGGCTTTTTTGATGCGGTAGGCAAACGTGGCTTAAAAGTCTACGAAAAAGATTTAGGTATTAAGGGCGATGGTACGGTTGAACAACGTAGAGCTATAGTACAGATACTATGGAATAACAATGGCAAATGTACATTAGATAAGATTAAGGCCATAGTAAAGACATTCGTGCTTGATGAGGTTGATGTTAAATTTGAGGATGGATTATTAAAGTTAGAATTCAATAATTCATCCTTTGCGTATGCTATACCACAAATTAAAAGTAATTTGACTATAGTTAAACCATCGCATATTGGGTTGAGTATTAATGACGTACATAGCATTGATACAGAATTGTATGTTGGTGGTATTGTAAGCACCTTTGAAACAACTGTCATAAATCCAATGGTTGGGTTTAATGCGGCATTAGAGGATGCTTCAATAGTAGCTGGTGTATATATCACAAAAGGAAATGTAATTAACTATATTAATTGTTAGGAGGGTAAAATGCCTAGTCAATATCCACAAAATGTAGTCACTAAAAAAGGTTTGGCAATGATTGCCGAGAGTGTGGCAACAAAGAAAAATTTAATATTCACACGTGTAGTTGTAGGTGATGGAGATGCTACAGGTAGAAATTTTAATGATATGTCTGCAGTAATTTCTCCTAAAATGGAATTGCCTGTAACAAGTGGAGTTAATGAGGGAAATGGGCAATATTTAGTTACAGCAACATTATCCAATAATAAATTAGATGTGGGCTTTTTTCCACGTGAAGTAGGTCTATATGCAAAAGTAGATGGCAAAACAGAGCAGTTATATAGCTATACAAACGGTGGTAACAACGTAGGTTATGTACCTGATAAGACTTCGCCTATTGATAGTGAAATTTATAAAATTAGGACAGTAATTGGAAATGCTAAGAATATTACAATTAATATGAATAACTCTACTTTCCTTACTAGGGGAGAATTAGATAATCATAATAATGATAAAAATGCTCATGCTGAATTATTAAAATTATTCCTACGCCTAACAGGTGGCACATTAACGGGTGATTTAAATATAATTAATTCGTATTTTGGTTTTAAAACTAATGATAGTGGATATAGTACAAAAATACGTTTGGCATCGAATGGAAATTTTGATATTGGCGTAACCGAAGATACTAATAATAAGAATGCGACAGCACAGTTGATGCTACATAGTCAAAATAGACCTAAATGGTATAACTCAAGCATTGGAGGTAAGGAATTGGCTACAATGGAAGAATTGTTACCAATTAACAATTTGCTTGGACAAGGCGGTATAGTCGCATCAAAACTTGATGGTCAAAATGGGTTTGTGAAATTTGCAAATGGCTTCACTATTCAATTTGGCCGTGCGAATATTACTGCAAATACTAGTCAAGTGAATATTGTTCTTCCAATAAGGTGTAACACTATTTTCGCATGTAGTGCAAATGATATTGGAATAGGAGCATATCCATTGGGAATCGATGGTGATCAGACACAAATTACAGTACACAGACAGTTAAAAGAAGAAAATACTCAGGTATTCATTAAATTTTATTGGATTGTATTATCGAAATAATCATTATTAATTATTGGGAAAGGATATTAATATGAACCAATATGTATTTATTTTAAATGGTAAAGGGGAGCGGATTACTAGCCTTTGTGATAACACAGTTACGCAAGAAGAACTTATAGAAGTGGCTAAAAGTGAATATCCAAATAGCCAATATATTTATTCTGATGACGGCGATGCTATGCTTGATGAATTTATGTCAGGAAAGTTATATGTTGATGGTAAATTTGTTGAGCCTGCTCCGATTGAGCCTACAAAAGAGGATAAGATTAATACAATTAAAGCAGAATATGAGCCGCGATTTAAATCACTTGAAGAGGCTCAGCGTCGGCTGTTATTGATGGGGAAATCGACTGATGCAATTAGTAAGCAGTATATCAAGTTAAATGCTGAAATGGTTAAGCGAATCAAGGAGGTTGAATAGCATGCCTAAATATATTGGCGAAAGTAAAATCCCTGTAATGGAGTTTTGTGAATATTGCTGGGAAATCTTAAACGATGACGGCACTTGTCCTACTGAAGAATGTGTTCATAATGATTTAATTGATTTAGAAAAAGAGGGCAAGGGGGCTGAATAATGTGGAAATGGGAATTCCAGTTAGATGATATTCTAACTACATTATCAATAGTTGCAATTATAGGCGGTGCAAGTTACCGCCTTTTAATTTTCCCTATATTACTTAGAAACAAGGAAAGAATGGATAGACTAAATGAGATCCTTGTTGAATTGAAAGATGAAATCAAACTATCAAGGGAACAACGAACTAAAGAATATGCAGAACACGTTAAGTTGGTAACACGTGTTGATGGCATTGAAAACAGGGTTGATGAGTTAAGAGGTGATTTTCATGAATTTACCACAAAATCTTATTAGTTCTGTAAGAAAAATATATACTTCGGTTAGGGTGGCGAAAGTCCACCCTACTTTAGTATGGGGTGCAAGAATACTCATACTTATAATGCTAACCCCAATTATATTGGCAACAATGACTTACGCTCTTTCTTTTTATTTAGGAGAAATTTCTAGTACGAACGATAAGATCATAACAATGGGAGCATTCTTAATTGACCATATGTTTGGTGCTCCAGGCGTGATTGTATCGCTCACAGGATTATTATGGCTTAGCGTTGATAGGGATAATAATGGTATCCCAGATAAATTAGAACAGGAGAATAAAAAATGAAAGTATTTATTAACCCAGGGCATGACGTTGCCCTTGATAGTGGTGCAGTTAATCCTGTATACGGTACACGTGAATGCGATGTGGCACGTGATGCAGGAAAGATGCTAGCACGATATTTGGAAACTGCAGGATGTGAAGTTAGATCTTTACAAAATGATGACTTAGGTCTCGTATGTGCTGAGTCCAACGCATGGGGCGCAGATATCTTTGTGTCGCTTCACTGCAATGCATTCAATACGCAGGCACGTGGCACTGAAACATTGTACAAGTCTTTCAACGGCCAACAATTAGCGAACGACATCCAATCGCAAATCATTCGCAGCATTAATACCGTGGATCGCGGCGTTAAGGAACGTCAAGATTTATGGGTGCTAAATGGTACGGACGCAACAGCCGTGTTAGTTGAAATGGCTTTTATAGATAATGATGAAGACCTAGCACTACTTAACAATGATTTAGACACTATAGTGCGTGCTATCGCAAGGGGCATTACTGATTACGCAACAGGAGGGGAATAATGTATGACAAAATCAAAGTATTATTTAATCACCCTACTTACCGCAATATTGTTATCGGTGGTATTGGGCTCGTCATCATCCTTTGCATCGGATACATATTCTACCAATCAAACGGAAGCGACTATCAGCGTACCATTAACGCAGTGGAACGAGCTCAAAAGCAACAACGAGAAAGCGTTGAACTTAATCGAAGCGTCCAACGTTCCATTGACAGAAGCACAGACTATAGCCGTGAAGCAGCGACAAGAATTGAACGAAGCACACAATACAATCGACAAATTAACGACCGAATTGGACAAAGCCAAAGCGGACTTAGTGAAGCAAGAAGTTACATTATCAGAAATGTCGAACTCTATAGACGAATTGAAGAACAAAGTAGAGAACGACAAGAAAACAATCCATCGACTCAAGATGCAACGCAACCTATCCCAAATCCTGGGAGCGGGTGCGACAATCGGAGTAGTAATTCATCGATGACTGAGAGGTGATCCAAGCATCTCCCTACCATACGAGGGCGGACGTGTGGATTAATGGTAAATACACAAAAGACCTTACTGGGAATATATCCTGGTAAGGTCTTTTTTTGTTGTAAGAATTTTTTTAAAAAAGCACTTGCAAATACATCGAATGCGATGTATAATAAAGACAAAGATAAGGGAATTGTTAAAAAGGAGTACCTATCATGAGCAAGTATGGCGAATTTTTAAAAAGCGTAAAAGAATCTCAATTAACTAAATTCTTTGGAGAAGTGAAACATACTTCTAATAAGTACTTTAAATTTAATCATGTAATAAGCGATGATGAAATCATCATTGTAACTAACAATGTGAAGTTTATTGAAGACAACCCTGTTTTAGTGATCGATAATAATAAAGTTGTATATCTAAAAGAATGGAATGTTGCCGAAGTTCGCAATTATAATAAAGACCTTTACGCCTATGCAGTTAAGCTAAATCGTAAATACTGGAAGGAATACACTTTCAAAAATGATTTTGAAGATATGTACTTTGAACAAGCCGATACATTTGATAGCTTGAAAGCAGTAGCCGAAATGCAAAATGATACTGAAATCGCATTAGGTTGGGGTAAGTAAGGAGGTACTTATGAAGTTCGAGGATGTAATGACTGCCGCTGAAGCGGCCGAACGCTGGAAAATCAGTCCCGTTACAGTCAAACAGGCGTGCTCTGGTCAACGGAACACGCCACCTAGATTTACTCAAAATGAATGCCGAAAAGCTAAAGGAACATGGTTAGTCACACGTCAAGGAATGGAACGATTATATGGGGAGGAACCTAAAATGTTAAAAGTATATAGCTTAAATGCAAAGAAACCTTGGTTCATGGGAATAGCAGAAACCTATAAGGAAGCATGGGAAATGATATATGAACGTGAAATGCGCCAATCCCCTTGCATCGGTAAATGGGATAAGGCCGCATGGGATGAAGGCGATATGGAAGAAGAATTTCCTAATTTTCAATGGAAAGAAAATATTGATTATGTATGGACTGCTGATTGGATTAACGAAGTTATATTGGATCCAAAAGAATATGATGAAGAAGGCGTAAGAGGTCTTATCGACGACTTGATGTTATCTTACAAAATTGAAGAAGTTTAATCTTTTTATAAAAGATCTTACTAGGTTGTATCCATAGTAAGGTCTTTTTTTTGAGTTAACAAATAGCAATTGCGGATAAGGTAAAAATATGGTGTAATTAGGGTAATAATAGGAGGTGGGAGTAATGATGCTTAAAGTATTTAACAAGGACCCACATTTTATGAGGGATGCAATAATCGCAGATAACTACGAAGCTGCATGGGATATAATATGCTCCATGCAGCAGAGGCTAGGCAAGGGCATCCTTGCTGTTGGTAGGGAAACATGGGAGGACCTTAGATTGGTCGAGCATTTTCCAGATTTTGTTTGGGCAGACGATGTAAAGGCGGTTTATGTTAATAGTGATAAAACCTTAATAATTCCTGTTCCGTCAAAGTATAATCGAGCCAACGTTTTAAAACTCATTAAGTTCTTTGGACTCCACTATTCTATTCGAGAAGTAGGGTAG